AGACCCGCAACACGATGATCATCTTTGGGTCGTTGTTCACGCCTGCCACCAAGGCAGAGTTCGGTGTGGAAGTGGGCAAGGAGATCGTCTACGCCCACAAGGGCGAAGCCCGCATCGAGGCCGTGACGTCTTCCCCGCGTGCCCTTGAGGGCGGGCGCACCACGTTCACCCTGCTCAATGAGACCCATCACTGGATCGAGTCGAACCAGGGCCACGAGATGGCGGCGACCATCGAGCGCAATGCCACCAAGTCGGCGGACGGTTCGGCCCGGACGTTCGCCATCACCAACGCGTTCGAGCCGGGCGAGGACTCGGTGGCGGAGCAGACCCGCGACGCCTACGAGGCGGCCGAGGCGGGACGGGCCGAGGACACGGGAATCCTGTACGACTCCCTCGAGGCCCCGCCGGAGGCCAAGCTCACCAAGCCCTGGCTGGCAAAGGTGATCGAGGCGGTTCGGGGCGATTCGGTGTGGCTGGACATCGGCCGCATCGTGAAGTCGATCCTCGACCCGCGTAATCCGCCGTCGCGCAGCCGCCGCTTCTGGTTCAACCAGATCGTGGCTGCGGAGGACGCGTGGATGGCCCGCTACGAGTGGGACGCCTGCAAGCGCGACGGCGCCAAGCTCGAGGACGGCGACCAGATCGTGCTGTTCTTCGACGGGTCCAAGTCGGACGACGCGACCGGCTTGTGTGCGTGCCGCATGTCGGACGGGCTGGTGACGGCGCTGGGCGTGTGGCAGAAGCCGGCGAACTGGCCGTCTCCGAACTCGCCGGGATTCGTGCCGTACCAGGTGCCGCGCGATGAGGTGCACGGGGTCGTGGAGAACACCTTCGCCCGGTTCAAGGTGCAGGCGTTCTTCGCGGACCCGGGCTCGGGCCAGGACGACGACGGCGAGATGTACTGGGACGCCTACATCGACCTATGGGGTCAGACGTGGGGGTCGAAGTTGGCTCTGCGGTCGGTGAAGTCGGGCCCGAAGGCTCACGCTGTGCGGTGGGACATGCGCGATTCACGCAACCAGGAGACGTTCACGGAGGCCGTGAAGCGCACCCATGCGGACGTCCTGGAGCGGACGCTGCTGCACGACGGGCACAAGATGCTCCGCACGCATGTGATCAACTCCCGGCGGCGCACGAACCGTTGGGGGATCACGATCGGCAAGGAACACCGTGAGAGCGCCCGGAAGATCGACCTCGCAGTGTGCATGATCGGGGCGCGGATGATGCGCCGGATGATCCTCAACTCTCCGAAGCGGGCGAAGAAGCGCACGCCGGGCAAGGGACGGGTGGTGGTGCTTCGATGACGGTCACCAGCCCCGACATCCCGCTGACGTTCCTGTCGGACGACGAACTCGCGCTGATCAACCTGCTTCGGGCGGACATGCTGCGGGACCGGTGGGCGCTGCAGCTGCGCGACTGTTACTTCAACGGAGAGCAGCTGGTCCGGGATCTCGGCATCAGCATCCCGCCCCAGTTGAAGGGCCTGCACACGGTCATCGGCTGGCCGCGGGTCGGTGTCGAAAGCCTGGAAGAGCGCCTCGACCTCGAGGCGTTCCGGTGGGCCGACGGCGCGGACTCGACGGAGTTGACGGAGATCGCCGAGGCGAACGACCTCTTCGACGAGTCGTCGCTGGCGCACACGGATGCCCTCGTATTCGGGCGGGAGTATCTGGCGGTCGGGTCGGGGGACTGCGGCACGGACGACTGCCCGCCGCTCATCTCGGTGGAGTCGCCGCTGGACATGACGTTGATGTGGGATGCCCGGCTACGGATTGGCACGGCCGCGCTGCGGGAGTGTGCGGCGGACACGTACATCGAGTCGGGGCCCGAGGAACGGATGCTGGTCCTGTACCTGCCGGACCAGACGGTGACGGCGATGCCGACATCGTCGGGTGGCTGGGAGGTCGTCGACCGGGACATGCACGGCCTGGGCATCGTGCCGGTGGTTCGGCTGGCGAACCGGCAGCGAACTGCGGACCGGGTCGGCAGAAGCGAGATCACGTCCGACGTAATGTCGATCACGGATGCTGCCTGTCGGCGACTGATGGGCATTGAAGTCGCCGCCGAGTTCTTTGGCGCCCCGCAGCGCTACATCCTGGGCGCGTCGGAGTCGGCGTTCCAGGATGCCGAGGGCAACGCCAAGTCGGCGTGGGAGACGTACATCGGGCGGATGCTCGCTCTGGAGCGGGACGAGGACGGGAACATCCCGGAGGTCGGCCAGTTCTCTGCGCACGATCCGTCCGGCCAGACGAAGATCATCGACATGTATGCGCGGATCATGTCGTCACAGATGTCGGTGGCCCCGCACGTTCTCGGTTACAGCAGCGACAACCCTGCCTCGGCGGACGCGATTCGCTTCGCCGACAACCGGCAGGTCAAGAAGGCGGAACGGCGGATCCGCCGCCTCGGCGCCGGATGGCAGCAGGCGATGCGGCTCGCCTTGTGGGTGCGTGACGGCGAGCCTCCGGATAGGAGCCGACGTATCGAGACTGTGTGGCGCAACCCGGCGACCCCGACCCTGGCGGCCCAGGTGGACGCCACGGTGAAGCTCGTCCAGGCGGGCGTCCTGCCTGCCGACTCCGACGTCACGCTGGAGATGGCCGGATTCACGGAGACGCAGCGCCAGCGGATCGCCGCCGATCGCCGGCGCAGCACTGGCCGAGCCGGGAGCAGCGCGCTGCTGGACCGCCTCGCCGAGATCGGCTCCAATGCACCCGCGGTGAGCGCACAGCCCCCGGAGGCCGATCTTGGCATCGACAACCTCGGATAGTGGTGCGCGGGTCGCCCGCTGGCGGCAAGCCCAACTCGGGCTGACCACGCTCCTGTTGCGGGACCTGCGGGGACTGCGCCGGCTGGTCGATCCGGCCCGGCTGCAGGCGACGGTGCCGACATGGATCGAAGCTGTGACGGCGCTGGCGGCCCGCTACTCGGAGGTGGCAGCCACCCTGGCCGCGGACTTTTACGACGGCGAGCGGGACGCCGCTGGAGTGTCCGGCACGTTCACCGTGCCGCTGGCAGGGGCACCGCCGGGCGAGCAGGTGGATGCTTCGCTGCGCTGGGCCACGAAAGACCTGTGGCCGCGCGCCGAGGCGGACGCCACGGACGCTCAACTCGAGCCGCTCGACGTGCGCCTGGCCGCGGCCATGACCAAGGCGGACGGCGCCACGCAGAAACTTGTCGCCGACCGCGGACGCGCCACGCTGCGCCAGGCCGTCGACGGCGACCCCGGGGCAGTCGCCTACGCGCGGGCTGCCGCCCTGGGCGCCTGCTCGTTCTGCAAGCTCATGGCGTCTCGCGGCGCCGTGTATGCCAACGCGCAGACGGCCGGCCGTGACGCCAACGACCGCTTCACGGGCGACGCATCGGTCGTGAAGTTCCACAACAACTGCCACTGTGGGATCGTGCCCGTCTTCCGCGGCCAACGCTTCGAGCTGTCGCCGCAGGCCGCCGAGTGGGACCGCATCTACCGCGAGCACGCCCAAGGCCATCCGGGAGACCAACTGCGCCTGTTCCGGCGGGCGCTGGCCGAGCACGACTCGAATCCACTCCCCGGATCCAACTGATCAACGAGGTCGCCCTGGTGGCGGCCTTTCTCATTTCCACAGCCCCTGGAGGGCCGATTCGCCATGCCCGAAGAGACCGAGCAGACCGAAAAGCCGCAGGAGACCGGCACCGAGGAGACCGTCGAGGAGACGGCCACCGAGGAGACGGACGGTACCGAGACCGAGCAGCAGGACGACGCCCAGGAGGCGGAGACCGGCAGCGAGGAGAAGCCGTTCGACCGGAAGCAGGCCGAGGCGAAGATCCGCAAGGCGAACTCGGAGGCCGCGAACCTCCGCAAGCGCCTGAAGGAACTGGAGCCGAAGGCCGCCGAGCTGCAGCGCATCAAGGACGCCGAGAAGACCGAGTCGGAACGCCTCAACGACCAGTTGACCCGGGCCAACGAGCAGATCACCAAGACCCGCACCCGCCTCGTTGAGGCGCGCGTGCAGGCCCTGGCCGGCTCGGAGGTGGGGGAGCGGAAGGCGTTCACCGACCCGGACGACGCGGTCGGCCAGCTCGATCTGACCTCGTACATCGACGAGTCGGGCGACATCGACGAGGCCGCCATCGAGGCGGATCTCCAAGCGCTGTTGGAGCGCAAGCCGCACTGGGCCAGGTCGGCTCAGCCCCAGGAGGGCCCGCGGCGTCCCGCACCGGATCGCACTCAGGCGTCCGGCGCCAAGCAGACCAGGACCCTCACCCCGGAAGACGAGTTCGAGGGGTGGATCAAGTCGCAGATCACCCGGTGACTGCGAAGAAGGTAGGAGATCATGGCGGTTACCGCCCCTCTCAAGCTCAGTGACGTCAATGCCTCGCTGCTGCCGCGCACCATCACGGCGCCGATCTTCGAGAAGTCGGTGGAAGCCAGCGCGGTCATGCAGCTGGCCCGCCCGGCTCCGCTGGCCATCGACGCCACCACGTCGATCCCGATCCCGATGGACGTGCCGACCGCCGACTGGGTCGGCTCGGGCCAGAAGAAGCCCCTCAGCTCTGGCGGCGTGGACGTCAAGACGATGACCGCGAAGAAGGTCGCGGTCCTCATCCCGGTGGCCGAAGAGGTCGCGATGACCAACGCCGGCGGCCTGTTCCAGCAGCTGCAGCGGGACCTGCCGACCGCGTTCGCCCGCGCCTTCGACATGGCCGCGATCCACGGCAAGACGATGCGTGGCGCGACCGGCCCGTTCACCGACTACCTGGCGATGACCAGCAACGCGGTCGCGCTGGGCACCGCAAGCCAGGGCACCGGCGGGATCTGGCGGGACTTCGTCGACGGCATGGCCGACGTCGTCGACAACGACTACGACTACACCGGCACGGTCGCCGACCACCGGCTGAAGCCGCTGCTGCTGACGGCGACCGACACGACGGGCCGGCCGATCCTGGTCGACACCCAGACGCCGGGCACCAACATGGCGGCGGCGGGCACGCTGATCGGCGAGCCGCTCGCGTACTCGCGGTCGGTGTCGGGCAAGCAGCGCCGTCAGTCGGCCAGCTCGGACACGGGTCTGCGGGCGATCGGCGGCGACTGGTCGCAGGCGGCCTACGGCGTCGGCATGGACATCACCGTGCGGCTGTCGAAGGAGGCCACCTACATCGACGAGGAGGGCGGCGTCCACTCGGCGTTCCAGGAGAACCTGGTGCTCATCCTCGCGGAGGCGTTCTACGGCTACGTGCAGGGCGACGCCGACGCGTTCGTCAAGTACACCGGCACCCCGAGCGGTTCCTGATGGCGAGGGCTGTCCCGGCTTCCGCGCCGGGCGGGGCAGCCAAGCCCCTGCGAATCGTGGCCCGCGTGCACGCGATGCCACCGGAGCACAATGCGGGCGCCGAGCACATGCTCGTGTCCATGCTGCGCCCCCTGGTGGAGCGCGGCCACGACGTGTCCGTGTGGCTGTCCCGGTACGGCAAGACCAGCAAGGAGTACGACTACCGGGGCATCCGGGTGGTACCGCTGGAGTCCCGGCTCGACTTCCCGAGTGCCGTGCGCCGCGCGCACGTGCTGCTGGCGCACCTGGAGACGGTGCCGTCCACGGCGTCGCTGACCCGCGGCTACGGCAAGCCACTGGTGGTGGTCTGCCACAACACGCACCGGGCGACGTTCCGGGACGCCACGGCGGGCGGCACCTCACTGGCCGTCTACAACAGCCAGTGGATGGCCCGCGAGGCCGAGATGTTCTACGCCGAGTACCCGAAGGCCATCCGGCCCGCCGCATCAGTCATCGTGCGCCCGCCCGTCTTCGCCGACGAGTACGCGACGAAGCCCGGCAAGGCGATCACCCTGGTCAACTGCAATCCGGACAAGGGCGGCAAGGTCCTCAAGGCCCTCGCCGAGCGCATGCCGGACCAGCAGTTCCTGGCCGTGCAGGGAGCCTACGGCGAGCAGATCCTCCCGGACCTGCCGAACGTAGAGATCGTCGACCACGTCCGCGGCGAAGACATGCGGGCCACGGTGTACGCGCGCACGAAGGTGCTGCTCATGCCGTCCTCCTACGAATCGTGGGGGCGGGCCGGCGTGGAGGCCCTCGCCAGCGGTATCCCCGTGGTTGCCCATCCGACCGAGGGGCTCTGCGAGTCGCTCGGTGAGGGCGGCATCTTCGTCGACCGGGCCGACATCGACGGCTACGAAGCCGTCCTGCGGAAGCTGCTGACAGCGTCCGAGTACCGGCTGGCGAGCAAGCGGGCCAAGCAGCGCAGCAGCGAACTGGACCCGTCCGCCGATCTCGCGGCGTGGTGTGCGGCCGTGGAGGGCCTCGTCTAGGAGGTGCACGATGCCGTTCATCCCGCCCACCGTTGAGGAACTCGGCCTGTTCTTGAACCTGGATGAGATCGACGGGGACCGCGGCGAGTTCCTGATCAATAAGGCGATCTCGCTGTGCCAGACCGTCGTCAAGCCTCTGCCGGAGGGCGCCGACTCGGTGGTCCTGTCGGTGGCGGGCCGGGCCTATCTGAACCCGGGGCAGGTCACCTACGAGACGATCGGCCCGATGTCGGTGCAGCGCCCGTCCGGTTCGGGCGGCCTGTATTTGACGAAGGCCGACAGGTCGGCGCTCAAGGCCGCGGCCGGCCGGGGCGGCGCCTTCAGCGTCGACCCGACACCGGAAGACGCCAACCCGTGGGCGACGTGGCCGCTCGATGACACGCTCGGCCTCCCGCAGGAGTACGAGCCGGGCTGGGGTCCCCTCTGATGGCGGGCCCCTACCCATATGGGGAGACGGTACGGGTCATACGCACTGGTCCGTCCCCTGGACGCGATCCACGGGGGCAGCCGCTGCCAGGACCGGACCAGTCGTTCGACTTGAAGGGCTGTGCGATCACGCCGCGCGCCGAGACACCCCAGGTGGGTGGTGCCGAGCAGCAGGGACGGGACACCGTGATCGTCGGCTGGACCGTGTACGCACCTCCGGGTCAGCCCGCCCGCGCGAGCCTCCCGCTGCGGACCACGGACCAGGCCGTGGTCCGCGGTGTCGAGTGCAACATCAGCGGCGAACCCGGCGACTGGGGCAGAAGCCCTTTCACCGGGACCCACGGCCCGATCCAGTTCGCCGCGGACCGGGTCACCGGCTAGCCGCGGGCCTGCTCCACGGCGGCGACAAGCTTCTCGGCGGCATCGTTCGAACCGCGCGGAATGGACAGGCTGTTCGGATCCGTATACGGCGGCCGGCCGCCGGCCAGCGGGCCCTTCGACTCCCCGGCGGCGACAGCGCCGGGCAGCAGGAATTGCACGTAGCCGTGGAAGAGGCGCGTGCCGCGCTTGAACCGGGTGCTGGTGACGTCTGCGGCCCGAAGCCGAACCGGCGCCGGCCGCGCACCCACGGGCGTCTTCGTGATGGTGACCCATTCCCCGTCGAAGCTGATCGTGCCGAGCACGCCCTTCACTTCCATGACCGTCATGTCCGCCCCCTGGGACTCGAGTTGGTGGAGGGGCTATGGCAGCACGTTTCAAGATGGACCGCAAAGGCGTCGGGCAGATGCTGCGGATGCCGGGCATGCAGGCGGAGATGCTGCGCCGCGCCGAAGTCATCAAGGGGGTGGCCGTGGCCATCTCGCCGGTGGAGACCATCGGCCCGCACCCAGGCCACTACAAGGATTCGTGGGTGGCCTCCAGCACCTCGCGCGGCGGCATTCGGCGTGACCGCGCTGCGGGATACGTGCGCAACACGGCCTACTACGCCCGCTGGGTGGAGTGGGGCAATGGCACCCCGACCGGGCCGGCGCACCATGTGCTGCTCCGGGCGGCCGCGATAGGCGGGCGCAACCAGTGACCGCGATTGTCGACATCGAGCTGGAGCTCATCACCCGCGGCACCACGCGCTTCCCGGACGCGGTGGTGCGGGACGAACTCGACAACAACCTCGGCAACGAGTTGCCGACGATCCAGATCCAGCAGGTTCCTGGCGGCAGCGACGACACCTTCCGTCTCGCCCGGATGCTGGTCGACATCGACGTGTACGCCGCGACCCGGGCGGACGCGATCACCCTGGCCAGAGAGGTGCACTCCTGGCTGACGGGCGAGCTGCCCGGCACGTCCGGCGACTCCATCGTCTTCGGGCGGATCGGCGCGCTGGCCCTGCCCGCCGAGCGCCCGTACACGAACACCGCCCTGCGCCGCGTCGGCGCCACCTATCAGGTCTTCTCCCACCCGGACTCCTGACCGGCTTCTGGGCCCGCGCCGGACCCTTCAAGTTCCCGCCCGTGCGCGGGCTTTCGCATGTCTGGAGACATCATGGTCAACATCACCCGCGCCGCGGACCTTGCCCTGGTCGGGGCGAACGGCGGTGGATGGGTTGCCCCGGTCGGATCGACCGCGCCGGCAGACCCCCGCAACCAGCCGACATCGCCGTGGGAGCCGCTGGGCGCCATCTCGGACGACGGCCTGAAGTATGGCTTCGACGAGGACTCCCAGGAGTTCACCCCCTGGGGTCTCACCAGCCCGTTCCGCACACAGATCACCAAGTCCGTGAGGACGTTCGGGCTGACGGTGTGGGAGACCAGCCGGGTCGCTGTCCAGTCGCTGCAGTACCGGCTGACCGCGACGGACCTCGAGCCGGATGAGACCGGTCTGACGAAGTACGCGGAGACCGCCAGCCCCGTGCCGGACCGTCGGGCGTTCTGGTTCCTGGTCATCGACGGCGACGCCTACAAGGGCTTCTATGTGCCCCAGGGCGAAATCAACGACCGGTCCGACGTGACGTTCAAGCAGGACGAGATGTCCGGCTACGAGTGGACGATCACCACCTACCCGGACGACTCCGGGAACACCGTCTACCACGTCGACAAGATCCCGGTCACGCCCGCCTACTCGGGCTCCTGAGCTGGTGGGCGGGCCGCAGGCGCCCTGCTCCTGGGTGCCGCCGTTGGCGCGGGCCCGGTCCGCCCACCTTCGCATTCTCGCCCGCGCCGCATGAATGGAGGCCCGCGCCGTGCCCAACACGCGTACAGGTAGCACCAGTAGGAAGCCGCGCACCGCGGCACGTTCCGCATCCCGCCCGTCGACGACGCGGCCCGCCGCCGAGCCGGAGGAGGAGTTCGACGAGCCGGACGTCTCCCCTGCGGAAGCACAGGAGATCGAGGCGGTGAACAAGTACGTGACCGCTGTGCTGTCCGGCGCCGACGACAGCGAGGACGAGGTCCGCATCATCCCGCCCGGGGCATGGCGGCAGTCGTGGCAGCGGCTCCTGAACGGCGGGCAGGTCGACGCCTTCGCGAAGATCGTCCTGCACCCCGACGACTACGAGATCTACGTCGAACTCGACCCGACGAACGAGCAGTTCGGCGACATGGTCGGCGAGGCAGCCGAGCGTGCCGGTGAGAGCCTGGGGAAATCCAGTGGACCCGCGCCGTCGTCGAGGCGCACGCGGAGGAGGTAGAGGGCGACCTCGCCTTCTACTTCAGGCGCAGCGAGGACCAGCTGGACGCCTACTACCGGGGCGAGATGACGGCTCGCCGGCTGCGGGTCCTCATTCAGCGACTTCCGCCGGAGTCGGCGACCTGGACTGCGCTGCGGAACGCCATGCCCAGGGAGGAGTTGGCGGAGCAGGCCGAGCAGGGCGAGCCGGAGAAGGGCCGTTGGTCGCAGCATGAGCTGCTGCTCGCGTCCACACTCGATGCGATTCGCAGGGTCGAGTACGTGCTGATCTGCGCGAACACCGACTCGAAGTCGAAGCGGCCGAAGCCCCCGGAAGTGACCCGCAGGCCTGGAACGGAGCTGGCTCAGCCGAAGCAGTACATGTCTGAGGCGCAGGCCAATCACCTGTTCAACTTGATCAATGGGGGCGCCGCGTAGGGCGCCGGGAGGAGGCTCCCGGTGCCCGCTATCTCTGTCGGCAGCGTCGAAGTTGATGTCGTTCCCAACGCGCAAGGCATCGGCGCCCGGCTGCGGGCGGCGCTGGTTCCTCCCGCGTCTCAGATCGGTGACGAGGTCGGCCGGATCATCGGCCGGCAGATCGTCACACACATCACCCCGGCGATCCGCGACGGCATCAACGCTGGTGCGCGGGCCGCCCGCCCTGCGGCGGCCCGGCAGGGTGATGAGACGGCGGGCGCGTTCTCTCGTTCCCTCAAGGCAAGGCTGGAGGCAGCGTTCCGGTCGCTGCCGAAGGCTGATGTGAGGCTCTCCAGCACAGGCTTCGACGCGGACATGGCCCGGCTCCGCTCCCGCCTGGAGACCCTGTCGGGCAAGCGCATCGGCATCGACGTCGATGCCGGGGTGGCCCTCGCGGAGATCACCGACATCGAGGAGCGGCTGAAGCGGCTCGGCGCGCAACACCCGAATGTGCAGGTCCGCGCCGACACTGCCCGGGCGCTGGCGGAACTGGCTGCGCTGCGTGCCGAGGTGGATGCCGTCGACGGCAAGAACGTCGACATTGACGCGTCCTCGGCGACGGGCAGCATCAACGGTCTCGTCTTCGCCGCTCTCGCGCTCGGGCCGGCGCTCATCCCGGTGCTGCCGGTCATCGCGGCCGGCCTCGGTGCGGTCGCTGCCGCGGGTACGGCCGCGGCAGCGGGCATCGGGTCAGTGGCGCTGGTGGCGGTCCCAGCGTTCAAGCAGATCGGTGCCGTGCTGCAGGCGCAGAAGGCTGCCCAGGACGCGGCGACCAACGCGACCTTGCGGGGCGGGCAGGCCAACTCGACCGGTGCGTCGAAGGCCTTGCAGATGGCCGGTGCGCAGCAGGCCCTGGCGACAGCCCGCCGGAACGCGGCACGTCAGATCGCCGACGCCGAGCGGGGCGTCGCGGATGCGGTAAGGCAGGCGGCGCAGGCCAACGCGCAGGCCGCCGCGCAGGTGAAGCAGGCCCGGCAGGGCCTGGCTGACGCCTACACGCAGGCTGCGGACCGCATGCAGCAGGCAAACGAGCAGGTCACCCAAGCCGAGCGGGACCTCGCTGCGGCGCAGAAGACCGCCCGTCAGGCCCAGTTGGATCTGACGGCGGCCCGCGCTGAGGCGTCGCGGCAGCTGCAGGACATGAACAACCAGCTCGCCGACTCGGTGCTATCGCAGCGCGACGCCGAGATCGCGCTCAAGGAGGCGACTGCCCAGCGCAACGCCGTCCTGAGCAACCAGGGGAGCAGCGCCCTCGACAAGCAGAAAGCGATCCTGGCCTACGACCAGGCGGTGCAGCGGCTCAAGGAGCAGCGCCTGGAGACCCAGCGCCTGCAGTCGGACACGGAGAAGGCGAACAAGGCCGGCGTCGAAGGCAGCGACACCGTCAAGAATGCGCAGGAGCGGCTCGCCTCCGCGCAGCAGGACGTGGTCGACAAGACGACTGCGCTGAAGAAGGCACAGCAGGACGTCGCGAAAACCCAGATCGAGAACACCCGGGCCATCGCGGACGCGCAGGAGAAGCTGTCCGAGGCGCAGAAGAACGTTGCGGAGACGCAGCGGCAGGGCGCCGAGAACATCGCCCGCGCGCAGGAGCGCGTGGTGCAGGCCCAGCAGTCCGGCGCCGACTCGATCGCCTCGGCCCAGCGGCAGATTGCCTCCGCGTCGCTCTCAGCGGCCGGGGGCGTCGATCAGGCTGCCATCGCACAGTCGAAGTACCAGGCGCTGCTGGCGAAGCTGACCCCGGCGGCACGGGCCACCCTGAACGCGTTCGTGGATCTGCGGACGGCGTTCGGGGCGTGGTCCAGGTCGCTGCAGCCAGCCGTCATGCCCATTTTCACGAGGGCTCTGGTGTCCCTGCGGAACACGCTGCCGACACTGACGCCGTTCGTGCTGGGTGCCGCAGGCGCGATCAAGACTCTGCAGGACCGGGCGTCGGCGTCGGTGAAGAAGCCGTTCTGGCAGGGGTTCAAGCAGGATCTGCAGACGAACGTCCGTCCGGCGATCATCGGCCTGGGCGTGGCGTTCGGCAACGTGATCAAGGGGATGGCGGGCATCGTCGACGCCTTCCTGCCGCATATGGACGGCATCAGCAGCACCATGCAGCGGATCACGGGCCGGTTCGCGAACTGGGGTGCAAGCCTCAAGGGCTCACCCGAGTTCGAAAGCTTCCTGTCCTACGCGGCGGAGCACGGCCCGATCCTCGCCCACGTACTGGGCCAGATCTTCACCGCGCTCCTGAACGTCAGCAAGGCGCTGTCGCCGATCGGCGACATCATCCTGCCGCTGCTGGGCGGGCTGGCCGACGCGATCGGCACCATCGCCGAGCACGCGCCGTGGTTCATCCAGCTGATCTACGGGATCATCCTGGCGACGAAGCTGTGGACCCTCGCCCAGATCGCCTTCAACTTCGTCATGAACGCCAACCCACTGGTCAGGATCGGTTTGGCGATCCTCGCCCTGGTCGCGTTCGTGATCTACGCCTACAACAAGTGGGGCTGGTTCCGGACCGCGGTGCAGACTGCCTGGTCGGCGATCCAGACCGCGGCCCTGTTCGCGTGGAACAGCATCCTCAAGCCCGTCTTCAACGCCCTGATCACGGTCGTGCAGACCCTCGGCCGGTGGGCGATGTGGCTGTGGACCAACGCCATCCGCCCCGCGTGGAACGCGATCTCGCTGGCGGCCCGGATCCTGGTGACGGCGATCGTCGTCATCGCAATTCTGCCGATCATCGCCGCCATCAAGATCCTCGGCGCGATCGGCATGTGGCTGTGGACCCACGCCATCAAGCCGGCCTTCCAGGGCATCGCCGCCCTCGGCAGGTGGCTGTGGGCGACGGTGCTGCGCCCGGTGTTCCAGCAGATCGGCGACAAGGCGCGGTGGCTGTACAACAACGCCATCCGGCCGACGTGGAACGCGATCGTCTCGGTGTCCAAGTGGTTGTGGAACACCGTCCTGAAGCCGATCCTCAAGGCTTTCTGGGATGGTCTGCAGACGCTCGGCGGCTGGGCGAAGTGGTTGTACCAGAAGGCGATCAAGCCCGCCTGGGACGCGATCGTCAAGGTTGGGCAGGGCGCCTGGAAGTACGGCATCAAGCCGATCTTCGACAAGTTCAAGGACGTCGTCCACGACCTGAAGGGCGCGTTCGACACGGCCGTCGGCGGCATCAAGAAGGCCTGGGACAAGATCAAGCAAGTGTCGAAGGCGCCCGTCCAGTACGTGGTGGACGTGGTGTACAACCACGGCGTTCGGGGCGTGTGGAACGCCGTGGCGGGGGCCTTCGGTGCGCCCAAGCTGAAGACGTTCAAGTTCGCCTCCGGTGGCGTTATGCCTGGCTACACGCCGGGCCGTGACGTGCACAAGTTCGTGTCTCCCACGGGCGGCGCGCTCGAACTGTCCGGCGGGGAGTCGTTCTTCCGGCCGGAGTTCACGCGCGGCGTCGGCTCTGGCTTCGTCGGCGCGATGAATGCGATTGCCAAGTCGAAGGGCGCGCAGGGCGTCAAGGCGGCCCTGGCCCCGGTGCTCGGCGGCAACCCACCAACGGCGACCGACCGGTCGCTGCGGTACGCGAACGGCGGCGCCTACCCGGTGCAGCGGTTCGCGGACGGCGGCATCTTCGGTTGGATCGGCAACGCCGCCAACAAGGTTGCCGGTGCGGGCAGCGCCGTCTGGAACAGCGTGAAGAAGGGTGCGAGCTGGCTGTCCGACACGCTGGAGGCGTCGGCGCGGGCTGGCGTGAAGCATGTGGTCGATCCGCTGCTGAAGTCCTTCCCGGGCATGGACACCGGCTTCGGGCAGATGATCCGCCGCATCCCCGACAAGATCGTCAACGCGCTGTTCGGCTACGCGAAGAACGCCGACAAGAAGGGCGCCGGCGGTCTTGGCGGACCGCGCATTGCGGCGGCACTGAAGTGGGCGAAGTCCCAGTCCGGTAAGCCGTACCAGTGGGCGGGCAACGGGAATCCCAGCTGGGACTGCTCCGGCTTCATGAGCGCCATCGAATCCGTCATCCGTGGCCAGAAGCCCCACCGCAGGTGGGCGACGATGGCGTTCCACGGAAAGACGGCCCCGCCCGGCTGGGTGTACCACGGCAACTCCGCATTCAAGATCGGCATCACGAATGCCGGTGTCGGTCACACCGCGGGCACGCTCGGCAAGACCAACGTCGAAAGCTCTGGCGGTCTCGGCGTCCACTACGGACGCAGCGCCCGCGGCTACAACGACCCGCTGTTCACCAGCTGGTACGGCTTCCAGCCCGGCAAGTACGACAGCGGCGGTTACCTGCGGCCCGGCCTCAACTTGGCCTACAACGGCACTGGCCGGCCCGAGCCCGTGTTCACCACGGCGCAGGCCAACGCCCTGTACTCGCTGGCCGCCCGCGGCGGGGACGGCGCGCAGCAGCCGGTTGTCGTCGAGCTGCACCCGAAGGAAGGCGCCCTGGGTGACTTCATCGACGTGCGCATCCAGGACAGCCAGCAGCAGCTGGTGCAGGTCATCCGTGCGACCTGAGAGGGGGTTCCCACGTGGCCATTCCCGGGAACTTCCTCTCGGCGACCACCGAGTCCATCGACCCGAACACCTCGGGCTGGACCAGCAAGTTGAACTGCACGATCGGCAAGGGCACGGGTGGCCGGAACGGCGACGGCTGCCTGGTCACAAAGAGCCAGGCCTCGGGCGAGATGCAGGCCCGCACCGTCACCTCCTACCCGGTCACCGCCGGAACGGTCTACTACGCCTTCTCAGACACGTCCGGGGTGGTGCCCGAGCGGATCGGTATCCGCTGGCTCAACGCCTCAGGCGTCGAGGTCGCCATCACCTGGTCGGTGACCACGATGGCGGCCTCGTCGTCGTGGCACCGGGTCAGCGTCGCCGGCATGGCTCCCGCGGGAGCGGCGCAGGCGCAGGTTCTCCTGTCGGCCACGGTGACGGCGGCCAACGTCAACCACTTCTGGGAGAATGTCTACCTCGGCCTGCCCATCCGCACGACCGGCAACTTGCTGCCGTTCAACACCGAGTCGACCGAGGTCGACGCCACCGGGTGGGCTCCTGTCGTCAACGCCACCCTGTCCCGGCAGGTGCCGGTCATCCAGTGGGCGGTCAACAACTACACCGGGGGCGGGCACACGCTGGCGATGACCGCGGTCGCTGCCGGAAACGCCTCGATGCTGGCTGTGGACCGGCCTGCGGTCACTCCAGGGGTCGAGTACCTGGCCTACGCCTACCTGCAGCCGCCGGTCCTCACCTCGCAGGCATGGATCGAGCTCAGGTATTTCGACGCCAACGGCAACCAGGTCGGTGCGCAGCGAGGCACGCTGGCGCCGCCCGCGACGACCGGCATGTACCGGCAGCGGGCCTCCCTGGTGGCCCCGCCGAACGCGGCGACCTGCAGCGTGGCAGCCGGCCTGGACGCGGCGTCGGCCGGGCAGGTGCTGCGCCTGGAAACCGTCGCAGTCACGGTGGCTCCGCAGCTGCAGGCCGGGTCGGTGATGCCGTATGCCGACTCGTCGTTCGAGCAGGGCGTCGCGGGATGGACGACCGCGTCGGGCGTGGCCACACTGGCACGGACGACACCATGGGGCGCCAGCGCCTTCGACGGCTCCTACGCTCTGGCGGTCACGTCGTCGACGGCGACCGCGTCCACGCTCCGCTCGGCGAAGTTTCCGATCACGGCGGGGGACAACTGGCGGGCCCAGATCCTGGCGCATCCCGCGGCCGGCTCCTGGTCGTCCGTGCGGGTACGGGTGCACTGGTACGACGCGGCAGGAACCGATCTCGGCACATCCACGGGCAGCCCGTACACGCTGCCGGGCACGTCCTGGTATGTGCTGCCGTCGGATGCCGTGGCCCCGGCGAACGCCACCCAGGCCTCCGTCGAGATCGTGGCCACGGCGTCCGCGACGTCGAGTGTGCTGCACGTCGACCAGGTGGCGCTGTGGAAAGTGCTCCCGCTGACCAAGGTGGAGGCCGTCGACGAGGGCGGCTACGTGCAGCTGACGCTGCGCGAGCTGACCCTCGACTACGAGCTGACGGTGTCGCGGGTGCAGCAGGACGGCTCCCGCACCGTGGTCCGCGGCACGTCGGGGCTGATCGACCGGCAGGTCATCACCTCCGACGCCATGATCATTGAAGACCATGAGGCACCGCTGAACGTGTCGGTCTACTACGTGATCGAGCAGTTCCCGCCCGGATCCCTGACCGCGAGCACCCGGATCGGCGACACGGTCACCCTGACGCTCGCCGACATCAATCTCGCCTGGCTGAAGGATCCGTCGAACCCACAGCGCAATCTGCAGGTGATGGTGGCCAAGCCACCGGACTGGAACCGTCCCATCGATCAGGCGAGCTTCGTGGTCCGCGGCCGCCGCAACAAGGTCACCCTGTCCGGGAAACGGCAGGGCCTCGAGGGCGACCTCGCGGTTGTCACCCGCTCCGATCAGGAACGCAAGTCGCTCCACCTGCTGCTCGACTCCGGGAACGTCCTGCTCTGGCAGGCCGCACCAGGGATGGGCGTCGACGACATGTACGTCAACGTCGGGCAGGTGCCTGAGGCCCGGTTCGGGCCGCTCGCGCAGGACGTCTGGCGGAACTGGACGCTGCCCCTGGTCGAAGCGGACCGCCCCGTCACCGCCGGCGTGAACGGGGCCGCGGGCCGCACCTGCCAAGACCTGATCACCGAGTTCGCGACCTGCGCCGACCTCATCACCACCTACTTGACCTGCGAGGATCTGCTACTCGACCGGCGGAGGTGAACGCTTGTACCCCGTCTCCGACCGGTTTCTGCAGCGGATCACTGAAGACCACACCCCGATCACGCAGGTGCTGCTCTTCCTCACCGACGGCCGCGTCATCGAACTCGAGCACACCGGCGGCTCAGTTCCGGTGGACCGGGCCCAGGCCATCCGCCGCACCTGCTCGGTCACCATGGCGGACACCTCCCTCATCCCGCGCACCCCGTCCGACGAACTCGCCACCTACGGCGCGCGCCTGCGCATCAGCCGCGGCGTCGACTACGGCGACGGATCGTCGGAGTTGGTGCCACTCGGCGTATTTCGCCTCGACGACGTCGACGGGGACGTCTCCGAAGGCCCCGTCACCCTGCAGGGCAAAGACTTGTCCGCGATCATCGCCGACGACAAGTTCACAGCCCCCTACCGGGTGGCGGGCACCATCGTCAGCGCCATCTCCGAGCTGATCTGGCGGAGCATCCCCGGCGCCGAAATCCTCTCCCAGATCACCGACGCACCCATCGGCTCCCGCGTCTTCGACAATGAGGCAGACCCGTGGGCAGGCGTTCAGGAGATCGCCGCAGCCGGCGGCGCCGAATGCTACCCGGACGCCGACGGCGTCTTCCGCATCGCCACCCTGCCCGACCTCTCCACCACACCCCCGGTCTGGTCGATCGAGGCAACCGAGGGCGGCGCCTACATCAAGGCCAACCGCGGCATGTCGAGCACCGACGTGAAGAACGGATGGCAGGCCCGCGGCGAGAACACTGCGGACAACATCCCCCCGGTCTCCTACCTGGCCACCGACAACGACCCCAACTCGCCCACCTATTGGGGAGGACCGTTCGGCCGGCGTCCCGGGTTCAGCAGCTCCTCCACGCTGATTACGACGGGGCAATGCCAGCTGGCCGCCACCCTGCAACTCGCGCAGGCCAAGGCCCCCAACTCCTCCGGCGACATCTCCAGCCTGCCGAACCCGGCCCTCGAACCAGGCGACGTCCTCAGGGTGATGCACGAAGACGGCAGCCGCGAACTCCACCAGGCCGCCTCGTTCACCGTCCCCCTCGACCTCGGTGGTGAATTTCCCATCACCACCATCTCGGCGAAGGAGGACTCGTGAGCAAGTCGGCCCACGCCGTTCGCCGCGACCTGGCCAGCGCCCTCAAAGCCCAGGCCCAACGCACCGGAGAACAGACCCCGTCGGTGCGGGGAGCGGACTGGCGGCTCGCCACCGTCACCGCCGTCAACGCCGGCGGAACCGTCGACGCCGACGGCGTCCCGGCAATCCGCCGCCTCAAGTCGTACACGGCGCCTGCGGTGGGCGACGTCATCGTCATCAGCCAGTCGAGCAGCGGCAACTGGATCGCGCTCGGCCCGCTCGCCACCACCTAGAAGAGGGGGACACCGGATGCCCAGCCCTGACGCCTACGGCCAGAACGTCGGCCTGTGGGCGATGACGGACGCACCGTCAATCCCCGACGCGATCAAGCTTCTGGCGAACGGAGTGATCCCCCGCGGAGTGATGCGGTTCGCCTCCGCGACCGCCCGCGGTGCCGCCCTCGCAGGGGACACCGCGCCCGTCGAGGGCATGGTGTCCTACCTGCAGGACACCAACTCGCTCGAGCTCTACGACGGCGCCAACTGGGTCACCCCGCAGCCGGCGTTGACCAGCACCACCAGTGGTCTGACCGCAGCCTCCGGCTTCTCCGTGAACTCGTTCTACGGCTTCCGGCAGGGACGCTTCATCACCCTCGACATGTACGTTGCGCGATCCGGCGGCAACCTGCCCCTGTCCAGCGGCAACCTCCCCGACGTCGTCTGCTGCACCGCCCCGGCCAACTGGCGTCCCACCCACGACACCATCAACGGGAGCTGGGACAACGGCGTCGTGGGCGGCGGATTCGTCATCGGCGTCGACGGCATCTGCACCCTGCGCACCTCCGACGGAACCATCGAGTCCGGCACCAACCTGCGCCTGCACATCGCGTTCCTGAAGACCACCTGAGCCAGCCCCACCCCGCCCGCGCCCCGGATCGTCTAGGGCGCGTTTTTCATGCCCTGGAGGGCACTTGAACGCGTTCCCTCTGGGCAAGCTGCCCGCGCAGCCTGCCCGACCGCACCTGAAGCTGTCCGCCGTCCTGCGGGAGCAGGCGGACTCTCCGCCGCCGTCCGCGGACTGGCAGTCCGACCGCATCACCTGGCCCATGTACGCCAACGATGCGATCGGCGACTGCACCTGCGCGGGCGTGGGCCACATGGTCAACCAGCTCACCTTCTATGGCACCGGCACTGAGGTGGTGCCGACCGAGGCGCACGTGGTCGCCATGTACTCGGCAATCACCGGCTACACCCCCAAGCGGCCAACCTCGGACACCGGCGCCTACTGCCAGGACGTCCTCGGCTACTGGCGGAAGACCGGTCTCGAGGGCCACAAGATCGTGGCCTACGCCAGCCTGGACGTCTCCAACCTGACCGAGATCAAAAAGGCCATCTCTCTGTTCGGCTCGGTCTACGTCGGGCTGAACTTCCCCGGCTCCGCGATGGACCAGTTCGACAATGGCCAGATCTGGGACGTCGTCAAGGGCGCCCGCATCGAAGGCGGACACTGCGTCATCGCAGGCGCCTACGGCGACGGAAAGATCGGACTGGTCACCTGGGGTGCCGAGACCGAGATGACCGAAGCGTTCTGGAAGAAGTACGTCGACGAGGCCTGGGTCGTCCTCGATGCCGACGGACTCACCAACGCGGGCGCCTACTTCGCCGGCTCCACGTCCCTCTACGAACTTGGTGGGCAGTTCGCGGACCTGACCGGGGAGAAGAACCCGGTCCCCGAGCCACAGCCCCAGCCGGAGCCAGTGCCTTCCCCTCCTCCGGCGCCCACTCCTTCTCCGGCTCCTGCAGTCGATCCTCGACTGGTTCAGGCGGCTGCGCTGATGAAGCAGGCCGACGCGCTGATGGGCGAGTGGGCGCACGACAACAACGTCATCACGAACGGAGTCTGACCATGGCCGTCCGCGCCAAGTTCCGCTGCCAGTTTGAGACCCACAAGAAGTGGGGGCCGCAGGACGACCAGGCCACCCGTAGCTACGAGTTCATGGCCGTGTACGACCCGGCCCTCCCCGAGGACCAGCGCTTCGCCAAGGCCACGCCCGTGGGCACGCTGACCATGCAGGTGGACAACCCGGCCGTGACGTTCGAGATCGGCAAGTCGTACTACCTCGACTTCACCCCGGTCGACGAGGCGTAGCCATGGCCACTCCCATGATGGCGTCCCAAGCCGTGGCGCAGCTGAAGAAGTGGGGCCTGAAGTACGTCGAGATCCCCGGATGGTCCACGCACAACCGCAACAGCAAGGGCGCCTGGGGCGGGGTGAACGGGTTCATCTGGCACCACACCGGAGCCGACGTCACCGACGCCGAGGGCTACGCCGGAGGCACCCTCTACAAGGGCCTCGCCGATCTGCCCGGGCCGCTCTGCCACTTCTCCATCGGCAAGGACGGCACTGTCTACCTCGTCGGCTGGGGCCGCGCCAACCACGCCGGCGGCGGCGACCCGGCAGTCCTGCAGCACGTCATCAACGAGGACTACACCGGCCAGCTGCACCCGACGAAGGGCAACGCCACCGGAGTCGACGGCAACGCCCACTTCTACGGCGTCGAGATCCAGTACTCCGGCAGCCACCAGATGGCCGCCGCCCAATACACGGCAGCCCGCCGGCTGTCGGCCGCGATCCTCGACTTCCACGGCTGGACGGAACGATCCGTCATCGCCCACGGCGAGTGGTCCAACGACAAATGGGACCCCGGCTACGCCCCCAGCAAGATCATGGCCATGCCCGGTGTGCGCGCCGACGTCAAGGCCATCCTCGCAGCAGGTCCCGACCAGGAGGACGACGTGGCGCTCACCGACGCCGACATCAACAAGATCGCATCCGCGGTCTTCACCAAGCTGCTGAAGACCGACGGGGTTCTCGCTGCGCCGTCCGACGCATCCGACTACAAGACCAACAAGTACTGGGCGTGGCAGACCCACATCCAGGACGTCACCAACCGGGTGCGGGCTATCCAGACCTCCGAAGCTGGCCAGACCGCGGCGATCGCCGCGCTCGCCAAGCTCGTCGGCTCCGGCGTCGACACCGACCAGGTCGTCGCCGCGGTGCAGAAGGCCATCGCTGAGGCCGTGGTGAAGGTCAGCGTCGATGTAACTGGATCCGCCACCTCGTGACTGCCATCGACTACGACCTAGAGTTCCTGGAGGACGGCCGCACCATCGAGCTGATCTCCATCGGGATGGTGTGCGAGGACGGGCGTGAGTACTACGCCGTCAACCAGGACATGCCGGTGCGACGGATCCGCAAGCACAAGTGGCTGATGGACAACGTCGTTCCCGGCCTGCCGAAGCCGCACGGCGACTGGATCCTCCAGATGCCGAAGCGTTGGCTGTTCAACTACCGCGATCCAGCGGTCAAGTCGCGTGAGCGGATCGCCGACGAGGTCATGGACTTCATCCGGGTCGCGGGGCCGGACGTCCAACTCTGGGCGGACTACGGGGCCTACGACCATGTCTGCCTCGCACAACTCTGGGGTCGAATGATCGACCTTCCTGAGGGCGTCCCGATGTTCACCTGCGACATCCAGCAGGAAGCCCGCCGTCTCGGCTTCGGCTGGGACGAACTCCCCAAGCAGGACTCCGGCAAGCACAACGCGCTCGCCGACGCCCGCCACAACCAGACCGTCCGGCGCTGGCTCGCCGAACAGGAAGCGAGAACGTCATGAAGATCTTCGGTAGAGAGCCGGTCTACATCCTGGGCTTCATCGCCGCGTTCCTCCAGGCGCTGTCGGCGTTCGGCGTGAACATCTCCGACGGCACCCAGACTGCGATCAACGCCGTGTCGGCTGCGGCCGTCGGCGTCATCACTGCGATCGTCCTGAAGAACGGCGCGCTCGCCGCGATGCTCGTCCAGTTCGCCCAGGCCGTCATGTCTCTGTGTGTGGGCCTCGGCCTCGACTGGTCCGCCGACACCCAGTCCAAGGTGATGGCCGCGATCGGAGCCTTCATCACTCTGTGGCTGCGGGAGAAGGTGACCGCCCCGGTGGCGGAGACGAACCTCGAGCGGTCGAGCCCCGTCAAGGCCGGCCCGGCGGGCGTCTGAGTGGAGTTACCCCGTGCCCGATGAGCTGTCTGTCGGCGAACTCGGGCGCACGGTCAACGCCCTTCGCCAGGAAGTCCAGGCTATGGGCCAGGGCATCAATGCCCGCCTCGACAAGGTCGTCTCGACCGAGGTGTACGCGCTGCAGTCGGCCTACACCGACCAGAGGATCAACGCCCTCAGCCAGGAAATCCAGAAGGAACGGGACGCGAACGCCGCACAGGCGCACGCGTTCGAGCAATACAAGATCGCCGAACGGGACCGGCGCGAACGAGACCGGCAGCAACGGCTCTACTCGGCAATCATCCCCGTCCTGGTGGCCATGGTCTCCAGCGCAATCGCGATCTGGGCGGTGGTGGCGAAGTGAGCGGCATCCGCAAGAAACCGCACACCCGACGCATTCCGCGCGCCGAATGGCTCGCCCTCGCCACCGCACTCCTCACCCTCGGCCTGTTCGCCGGCCTCGCCATCCTCCTGGTGCAGCAGTCCCAGCAACTGCGCTACGAACGCGCCCGAGGCGACGCCCTCGCCCACCAGGTCGAGGGCCTCGGAGGCACACCGGTGGCCGGCCCGACGGGGGCCCGCGGCGAACCGGGCACGACCGTGGTCGGAGCGCGGGGCCCATCTGGTCCGCCTGGGCCGTCCGGCGCCGCGGGTACGCCAGGCAAGGATGGGAGTCCCGGGCCGGCCGGTTCGCCCGGCCCATCGGGTGCGCCCGGTGCCGACTCCACCGTCCCGGGCCCTACCGGGCCGGCCGGAGCATCTGGCGCGCCGGGCCAGAACGGGCAGGACGGCAGTAACGGGAGCGACGGCAAGAACGGCGCACCGCCGTCGTCATGGACGTACACCGACCAGGACGGCAACACCTATCGGTGCGTCCCAGTCGACGACTTCGACTCGGACAACCCCCGCTACACCTGCACACAGACGTCCACGACCAGCCCGGACCCGACGCCCACTCAGAGCCCTTCGCCACAGCCCAGCCCGAACAGTTCGTCGTCCGGACTGCTCCCGCTCGGTCTCCTCGAACGACGCCGCACCTAGGAGAAGCGCATGCCCGAAGCCGTCGAGCGAAGCCCACGCCAGGATGACACTGCTGCCGACGCCGGCAGCCTCGAGCGGATGGGGCGCATCGATCCGCAGCCCATACCGGAGCCAGCGACGAACCCGTTCCTCGAACCGCAACTCCCGCCTGCAGACGGACCATCGGCGTAGCCCGAACTGGAGACGGCACGACGACGCCTCGTCACCCCTTGGGTGGCGGGCGTCTTTGTCGTACCTCGGCGCGATCTCGGTTTTTGCTGGACAAGCAACACGGTTTGCTGGTTACACTCGGGGCACAACTTCAGACTTGCACCTCCCGGTGCGCAGGCCACGGCTACTTCTTTGGAAAAGTGCCGCCGCGGCCGTCTTGATCTCGGGAGGCACAGCATCGGGGGTGCCCGGTGCGCAGGCAGCGGATACTTCTCCTGCTAAGAGAGAGACGCGGGTTCGAATCCCGTCCGACGCGGCAGCGCCGGTAGCTCAGCGGCCCAGAGCGCTACGTCTCCGCCACCGACTTGATCTCGGGCACCCCACTGCTGGACCTCCCCTCCACGTGAGGGGCTTTTTCATGGCCAGGTTCAACCAGCGCGGCACCCGTCCCGCCGTCCACTCGCCCGTGACCACGACCGGGGAGCGGACCACCACCCACGAGGGCGCCTCCGGGTACCTCCGGGACGCGAAGAGCGAGCTCTTCCTGCTGGCGGTGTCCAACTTCGTTGGCCAGGACGCCTTCTACGAAAACGGCGGCGACCGCGACGACCGCTACACGCAGCTCATTCGCGCCCTCGCCGTCGAAGACCCGGCCTGGTGCGTCGACTTCCTCCGCTGGCTCCGCGGCGAAGGCAACATGCGCACTGCATCGCTCGTCGGAGCCGCCGAGTTCGTCAAGGCCCGTCTCGACGCCGAGGTCGCGGGCGACCTCGCCCAGGACGCGCGCACCGCCAACGCGGCCGGCGGAGGGTGGAACCGCAAGGCCATCGACGCCGTACTTCAGCGCGCCGACGAGCCGGGGGAAATGCTCGGCTACTGGACCAGCAACTATGGGCGCAGGCTGCCGAAGCCGGTGAAGCGCGGCATCGCCGACGCCGTCCAGCGCCTCTACAACGAGCGGGCGCTCCTCAAGTACGACACCGACTCCAAGGGCTACCGGTTCGGCGACGTCCTCAACCTCGTCCACGCCAGCCCCGACCCGGCGAAGGTGTGGCAGGGCGACCTGTTCCAGTACTCGCTCGACCGCCGGCACAAGCGCGGCACCGTGCCCGACCCGGACAGCCTGCCGACCCTGGCGCGCAACATGGCCTTCCCGGAGTTCTTCGAGCAGGACCCGAACATCCTCCTCGACGCCGACGAGGTGAAGCGGGCGGGTCTCACCTGGGAAGCTGCCCTGTCCCTGGCGGGCGGCAAGGTCGACAAGGCGAAGCTGTGGGAGGCGCTCATCCCGTCCATGGGCGTGATGGCGCTCGCGAGGAATCTCCGCAACTTCGACGAGGCCGGCGTCTCCGACGCGGTTGCTGCGGAGGTCTGCGCCCGGTTCGCCGATCCGGAGCAGGTGGCGAAGTCCCGCATGTTCCCGTTCCGTTGGTGGGCCGCCTACAAGCACGCCCCGTCCCTGCGGTGGGCGCACGCCCTGGAACAGGCCCTCGGCCACTCCCTCGCCAACGTGCCGCGACTGAAGGGCACCACGCTGATCCTTGTGGACCGGTCGCCGTCGATGTTCCCCGGCTACGGCTTCTCCACCCCCAACCAGTCCGACATCACGCTCGCCGAGCAGGCCGCCGTCTTCGGCTCCGCGCTCGCTCTGCGTGCGGAGAAGCCGACGCTCGTCGAGTTCGGCGGTGGATCCAAGAAGCTCGACGTGACGAAGGGCGGCAGCGTCCTCAAGCACATCGAGGCATTCGGCCGCATCGACGGCACCGACATCCCGTCCGCATTGAAGACCCACTGGTTCGCTCACGACCGCATCGTCATCGTCACCGATGAGCAGACGCGTCCCGGCTGGCTCCCCTCCAACTACTGGGGCCACGGCGGCATGCGCGAGACGCACATCGACGACCTCGTGCCGAAGGCGACTCCCGTCTATATGTGGAACATGGCCGGCTATAAGCCCGGGGCCATGCCGTCCGGCCGCAGCCAGCGACACACCTTTGGCGGCCTCACCGACCACGCCTTCCGCCTCGTACCGCTCCTCGAATCTGGACGAGACGCCGACTGGCCTTGGAAGCGGGCCGATTCCCCGGCGGCGTAACGTGAAGGCAATACCTCGCGTCTGGCGAGGGACCTGAAGGTCGCTCCTCCAGGTTGCCCGAACGGCAGCACCACCGACCAGCCGAAGGCGTGCACACCCCAGGCTGGTTGGCGCTGGCCCGCGAACCTGCGGAATGGGCTCCCGCCGCCAACGCCGACGCCCCTCCTTCGGGAGGGGCGTCTCGTCGTGGCGGCAGAAGGCCATGCACCGATCCGTGCGTGCAGGCATGCTGTACGGTCCGGCCATGACGACGCAGCAGCCGTTCGCCGCATGGCTGGCAGACGAGATGCCCCGCCACGGTTACAACCTCAACCGGCACGGCGCTCAAGCGCGCTTCGCCCGTGACGCCGGCCTCAACGAGAGCATCGTCTCCCGCCTGCTCCGGGGCACCGCCGACCCAGACATCAAGACCTGTGGAGCCATCGCCCGCACCCTCGGCTGCAAGACCACGCACGTTCTCGTCGCAGCCGGGCTCATCCCGGACGACGAAGACACCGTGCCTCCGCGTCCGCTCACCCAGCGCGAGCACCTCGTCGGCCTTGTCGGAGATGACACTGCCGCCCAGGACGCTGTCATCGTTCTCCTGCGAGCACTCGGAAAATGGACGCCCTGACACGACCGCGACGAGCGAGCGCCCCCGACCCTCTGCCAACCGGCAGGGGAGCGGGGGCGCTTCGTCGTCTCAGAACGGGGCGTCGCCGTTGCCCAAGATCTTTATCCGGAACTGCCCGTTGGGGGAGTCGAGCCAGTCCGCAGTGTCCTGACGATCGAACTTGCCCTCGCGCCCGTCGACTCGGAGTTGGCCGTGCCGGAGGTTCAGCAACTCAGGAGTCCTGACCGAGGCAGGGAAGGTCAGCGTTCCGAACCAGGATCCGGTGGAGTCCTTGCTGAGGTTGGCAGCAGCCGCGAGCTCGCGACCGCCGTCGAGTAGAAGGACTGTAGTCCCTCGGTGCGTTGTCATGGCGTGGACCCTACTCGCGGCGCGCGGGCTGCCGTCCGCGCCCGCCGTCGTCGCAGCTAAGGCTGAACGAACGGGGCCGGGCCGAGTCCCGCGACACCGACCTCGACGCTGCCGCCAGTCGCCATGAATTCACTTTCGCGGCCGTCTGGCATGCGCAGGATCCCCGGCGCGGCATCGAAGAGGTCGACGCCGCTGGACGGGTCGGCCAGCGTGACGCTTCCTGCCCAGGTGCTGTCTCGGTCGGACTCCCGGTTGTCCGTGCGGCTCGGGTCGAAGCGCAGGACCAGGGAAGCCGTGACCGCCACTTCGAGTCCGCCAGGTAGGACGACGACCGCAGGGCCGGTGTAGCGCTGCCTGCCGTCGCCACGATGGAAGGGTGCTCGGGGATTCATGGCGAGAGGGTAGCGCTGGGTCACACGATCTGGCGGGCCCGCTTTTCCGCGCGGGCGACGAGCGCTCGCGCCTCCTCGGAGAGGAAGTCGACGCTGTGGGTGTCCAGCGCGGCGAGCAGGACGGCGGCCTGACCACTGGTGTTCCTGATCCCGACGGCCTCGCTGAGCTTGTTCTGGTCCTCGATGGGCATGCCGTGGCTGCGCACGAGTTCGAAGAGGGCGCGGTCGAGGAGGGCGCGGTCCTTCTGGTCCTGCGTCCACTTCCGCACGGTCATGCGGTCGATCCCGGCCTGCTGCGCGAACCCGGCCTCGGTGGCGTCGCCGTTGCCGATGCGGGTGACGGCGACCTGCCGGAGACCGACGAGGGCCTTGTGTTCGGCGATGCGGGCGGCGGTGCGCTCGGCGGCGAGTTCGGCGACGAGGTCTTCCGGCGCCTCGACCATCAGGCGGTAGGCGGCAGTGAATGCGGCCTCGCGGTCGTCGCGGTCGTCCTCGTCGGGGTACTGCTCCTCGATCTCGTCGGCGATGCGGAGGAGCTCGTCGAACTGGTCGTCGTTGAGGCCGTGGTCGTCGCCGAGCCAGGCGTCGAGCTCATAGCGCTGCATTGTGGTCCTCTCCTGGAGCACCTCCGGCCCCGACTGTAGACCACTCTACAGCTGAACTGTAAACCTGTCTACAGAGGCGCGCATAGCGGCCGGTGAAGCGCGTGTCCGCAAACGAACGTCTGTGACGCATCGACAGCGAACTCACCCTTCCTGGGCGGTTGTTGTTACACAACCCGTGTCCGCATCTATGTAACGCTCACCCCCCTTTGCGATACAATGGGGTATGCGAATCGGCTACGGACGCGTCTCCACCACCGACCAACACCCGGAAGCTCAGCGCGACGCCCTCGAAGCCGCCGGCTGCGATCAGATCTTCATCGACAAGCTGAGCGGCAAGCTCGCCTCACGGCCCGAACTCGACAAGGCGCTCGTCGCCCTCCGTGAAGGCGACCACCTCGTCATTACCAAGCTGGACCGGCTCGGCCGCTCCCTGCGTAACCTCATGGACCTCTCCGACCTGTTTCGCGAACGGGGCGTCGCCCTCGAAGTTCTGGACCAGGGCATCGACACCAGCACGCCCGTCGGCGAGATGTTCTTCCACATCCTCGGCGCCATCGCTCAGTTCGAGCACTCCCTCATGGTCGAGCGAACCAAGCAGGGCCTCGAAGCCGCCCGCGCCCGCGGCCGCACCGGAGGCCAGAAGCCGAAGCTCAAGCCGCGACAGATCAAGCTCGCCCAGGAGATGTACGACGAACTCGGCGCCGACGGTAAGCGCAGGTACACCGTCCAGCAGATCGCCGAGGAGTTCGGTGTTAGCCGCCCCACCATCTACCGGCACCTGGAGCGCGCGTGACGAGTGGACGGTCGGAATCGTGGGACGGAAGCAAGGAGGCAGCTGTTCACATCGCGGCACTGATGGACCTGTTCCGTCAGGCATGCGAGCGGCAGAGGTGGACGCTGGACCACGAGCGCGGCCTGAACGGATGGACCGACGTCAGGTGCAGCGCTGGGCACGAGTTCAGCGTCACCGCCTGGGACATCGTGTCCTCCCGCAGGCCCTTCGGCGTAGACCCTGGCTATCCGTGGTGCAGGAAGTGTCGCAACGTCGGTTGGGTTGCGGAGTGTCTGGCCGTTCTGAAGTCGGTAGCCAAGGCGCAGGACGTGGAGCTTACGGCCACGGACGAGCAAGACGAATCTGGAGACGGCCACGTCGTCTTCGCGGCGAAGTGTCCGACGGGGCACCGCTTCAGGACGACCGGGCCCGACTCTAGGGCCTGGCGCGGCGATCCGGTCGACATCCTGTGCCCAGACTGCCGGCAGGCCGCTGCGTTCGCGGAAGGTTTCGCCAAGATCGAAGCGGTCCTCCATGAGACTCGATCCACCGTCGTGAAGGAGTACCGCAATGCGACCGATATCAGGTGCCGCCGCGGCCACCAGCACACGTTTTACGTGGACAGTTGGGAGGGTCGTCAGGCCATCCGTCCGGACTTCTGCAGTGCATGCAACAAGCTAGGCAAGTTCCAGGAGTTCTCAGAGAAGGCCAAGGATCTCGGCATCACCGTGCTTGAGTCGCAGTGGATAGCCGCGTCACGCGCCCATCAGGCGGTCTGCTTCGCCGGGCACGAGTTCGGTCTCATACCGAACAAGATGAAGCGGGGATGCCCAGAGTGCCCACGGGGGATGTACGGCGGCACCGTCCCACCTCACGACGTGTACTACATCGTGAGTGGACTGGACACTACGACCGGCAAGGAGACCGTGAAGCCCGGCATCAGCTCGGGGAGTGGCTACAGCCGGCTCCGGCAGCACGCTGAGGATGGGCTGACCGTGCAGCATCTGAAGATCCAGACCTTGCCCGTCGGTATGGCGAGAGTGCTGGAGAGGTTCGTGCTGGACGGGCTAGACGGGGAAGGGTGGCTGTCCACCCGCGGGGTTGAGTACTACCCGGTGGCAGCTCTGCGGGACGTCATGGACTTGGTGGGCGAATGGTTCACCGATCAGCCTGGGCTCGGGCCCCGTCCCATCGTCGTTGACGTTGGCGATGTCTTCGATTCCGTGGAAGTCCCTGGGGTTCGTGATGTTGTGGATGTCGATGTTGACGCCGCCGTGGTCTTCGACTCTGATGACCTGGCGGCAGTGGCGCCAAATACGTAGCTAAGTGGCTGATGCGCCCTGCCGCCCCGTGCCACACTCCCATCAGGCCCCGCCGGCTTCCCCCCGTCCGGCGGGGTCATGACGTTGAGGCTCAACGGGGCCCGTCGGCCCTACGGCATGGCGATGGCGATGTAGTCGGCTTGGCCGTCCCACTTGAAGCGAAGCCGTGCTGGAGGTGCGGCTGCCGCTGTCACCCAGAACGGGCGGACGTCTCCTTCTTCGAGGTCTCCGAGTTGATCCTCCCAGGCGACGTGTACTTCGTCGTCGGGGTGGAGATCTAGGTTGCGCGCTGGGGCCGTGCCGGTGTTCCTGAGGAGGTGGGCTCCGTTCTCGGCTCGATTGATTTGTAGCGTGACGCGGGGGCGTGCTGCTTCTCGCTGCAGTGCGAGGGCTTCTTCCGCGGCGTCCGCCGATCTGCGTCCGTCTGCCGCTGCTTGCTCGGAAGCGGTGGCGGATCGCTCGGAGGCGTCTGCCGCGCGGCGTCCGTCGGACCTGGCTTTGATGGCGACAACGAGTGCTACTGCGGCCACTACGCCGGTGACGGCTGTGGGTACGTCCCCCCAGTTCATGGCGGCACGGTACCGTGCGCTGCACCTGCGGGGCGCGTGCAGCTCTCGTAGGCTGATGCTGCTCGGGGCTTTCGCGGAGGTCTGTCATGCCCCGAACTGTGTGGTCTGGCGCGATCAGCTTCGGGCTGGTCACCGTCCCGGTGCACGTTCAGTCCGCTACCGAGAACCACTCGATTCAGTTCCACCAGTACCACCTGGAGGACATGGGCCGGGTGCGGGTGCGCAAGTTCTGCGAGGTGGAGGACCGCGAGGTCGCCAGCGCGGAGATCGGGAAGGGCTACGAGTACGCGCGCGGGCAGGTCGTCGCGGTGTCGGACGAGGAGCTGCGGAATCTGCCGCTGCCGACGGCGAAGGCGATCGAGATCGTCGCGTTCGTGGCGCTCGACAGCATCGACCCGATCCGCATCGGCGACGGCTACTACCTCGCCCCCGATGGTGCGGTGGCGGCGAAGCCGTACAAGCTGCTGGTGCAGGCGCTGGGCCGGTCGTCGAAGGTGGCCGTCGCGAAGTACGCCTGGTCCGGTCGGGAGCGGCTCGGCCTTGTTCGGGTGCGGGACGACGTCCTTGTGCTGCACGCGATGCGTTGGCCGGACGAGATCCGTGACCCGGCCATCATCGACCCGCCGACCGCGGACGTCACCGAGGGTGAGATCGACGGGGCTCTCGCTCTCATGGAGACGATGACCCGAGACGACCTCGACGACCCCGAGTTCCGCGACTCCTACACCGACGCCCTGGCTGCGGTGATCGAGGCGAAGCGGGAGCACCAGCCGCTCCCGGACGTGCCGGAGCCCGAGGCGCCGGGGAAGGTGCTGGATCTGATGGCCGCCCTGCAGGAGTCCGTGTCGAAGGCCAGGGCGTCCCGTGGGGAGGATGCTGATGTGCACGAGATGCCGAAGAAGAAGTCCGCGGCCAGGAAGACGGCGAAGAAGGCGCCGGCCAAGAAGGCTGCGAAGAAGACGGCTCGGAAGCCGCGGTCTGCCTAGTCGAGGATGCCGAGGGCCGAGTCTGGCCGGCAGTGGCTGCAGGCGGCGATGCCTTCGGTGAGTGCCCGTACTGCGGCTCCGCGGTCGATGGCGCGCACGCGTTTGCCGGCCATCACGCAGTCGCCGGCGTGGACGCGGAGGGGCGGGTTGTTGCGGTTGAGGCCGAGTTCCAGCGTCCAGTCGGGTGGGGTCGGCCGGTTGTCCTGGCCGCGGCGCTGCTCGAGTTCGCGGCGTTCGGCGGTGGCGATGGCGGCGCGGACTTCGGTGAGCTGGAGGTGGAGCCAGGTCTCTAGGGTGCGGAGTCGGGGGAGGTCGGGGGGTAGATCGTTCACGTGTCTAGCTTGCACCAGAATTCGAACACGCGCTCTAATCTGGTCATGGCGATTCCGCACACCGAGCTGGAGACCCTCACCCACTTCGGCATCGACCCCGCCGGCCTCGAGCAGGGCCCGGACGATGTGGTGCGGGCGCCGGGCTGGCAGGCTCGCGTCTTCCTCGGCTCCCCGGACCGGACGCGCTGCTGCGTGTGCGGTGTGCCGGCGGAGGCGACGCGGCTGGTGCCGCTGCCCGGGTTCGGGCCGCGTTGGGTGGACACCTGCATGAAGCACATGGTGGCCGCGTCGCACTACCGCGTCGGGGTCGAGCGGCCCAGCTGACGTGACTGTCTGCCATCGTGGTGGCATGGACGCTTCCGGCTTGCTGCACCTACTGAAGGCGGAGCCGACGCTGCTCCCGGCTGCGCCCGACGGCGCCTCAGGCGAGGTCATCGAGCAGCGTCGCCATAAAGGCCATCCTTGTCTTTCCTGCGGCCAGCCCGCTGCGACGGCGCTTATCGTCGCTGATCCGCAAGGCGCCTGGCAGGGAAAGCGGTGGCTCGACCTGTGCTACGACCACTTCGACCAGGTGCGCGCGGTTGCCTGACCAGAATCGCTTCCACCTCACCCTGCACGCCGAGGGTCGTGCGGCGGCGCACGGCTGGTGGGGGAGTGAGGCGGTGGCCCGTGGCAAGTTCGGCGAGTGGGTCGGCGCCTGGGGCCGGGACGGTACGCGCATCACCCTCGTCGACGAGGAGACCGGAACGCTGCTCGCCGAGTGGCCCGGCGTTGTCGGTAGCGGCTCGTAGCATGGGCTGTACATCATCCACGCGTTTGGCTGCGCGTGCTCGCCCCGCCCCGATGGACAGCGCCACCGCGGGCGGGGCGCTCGACCTTGGAGGGGCTGTGAAGGAGCCGGACTACGTCGTCTTTCGTGCGGCTCCCGGCGCGCCACCTCTGCCGCCACAGTGGGATGGCCGCTGGATCAACCGCTCAGATCTGCCGCCCCCGCCTCCACCGGACTGGGTTCCACCGGCGGGGCACTCGCAGGCGACATCTGTCCCGACGGGCCGGTTCGAGGTCCGCGACTGGGATGGCGCGGTGGCCGAAGTATTCGAGGTGGGCCCGTGATCAGCCGCCTGTTGCGCGGTCCTGTCCGTGGCGACTACCAGGTGACATACCGAGGCGGCACGTCGGTGCGCCGGATCGAGTACAGCCGTCGCGTGGAGTGGTTCGTGAACGGCTCTCCGGTTTCGGAAGAACAGGCGCGCAAGGTGATGCTCGAGCACGGCGACGAAGGGGAGGCTGCGCTGTGAGCATCACGATCAGGTTTGTGGGCGGCCCCGCCGATGGGCGGACTCTCACGATTCCCGATGCTGTGCCGCCACGGCTCTACCTGATCCCGCTGGCGCCTTCCATCGCTGAGCTGATGGCCACCTCGCTGGATCCCACGCCGACGAAGAAGGCGGAGTACGAGCCGCAATGGGAGGACAGTCGCTTCCGTCGCGCGGCCGACGGGGCCTACTTGTACCAGCACCGCCCGAAGCCGGTGACCGCCGAGGAGCGAGACACTCTGGCCCGCAGCCGGGCGGAGGCTCGGGCTGCGGAGCAGCGGCGTGCTGTGGAACTGGATGCTACGTGGCAGGAGATCCGCCGCGAACGCCCGCACTACCCGGGCGACTGGCGCGACCTCTAGCCCGCCGCCCCGGCGTGCCGGACGGCCTGCTTCAGACCCATCTCGACCTCAAGCCGCGGCAGTTCCGCTTCCTCGGCGAACTCGGCGACCCGCTGGTGCACGGCGTGAGCCTGCTCCGGGGTGAGGGTGCCGGCCTGGATCGCCTCCCAGGCGGATCGTTCCAGCGCGAGCAGGTCTTCAGGGAAGTCGATCGATGCCACGATCCGATCATAAGTCGTTCACCGATTCCCCTTGGGAGCGGCACTCGCCGTAGTCGACGCTGGTCACATGAATGCGATCAACCTCGATGAGCGTAGGGACGAGGCTGCCCAGCCCACCTACGACGGAGCGACCTGCCGATGCGGGGAGGCCTGGTTCGTCCTCGACGGCGACAACACGGCACCCAACGGCGCGATCTGCATGACCAAGGAAGGAGTCGTCACCGGCTACACCGGGCGCCCGCGCTGCATGTCCTGCGGTCAGCCGTACCCAGTAGCCTGATCACAGGGGCGTCCCGTGCGTGACTGCGCAGCACGCGCCCTCAAGAGCAGGGGACTGGGGTCCCGGCGGCGGCCGGGCTTGAACGGGAGAGCTGTACTGCGCCCACCCCCTGTGGCCGCCCGACGACGGGACCCGGGCGGCACAAGAGCAGGGGAGGGGCCGTGGCGAGAGCCGACGTTGCAGCGCGGAGCCTGGCCGACGAGTACGGCCTCACCGCACTTCCCGTCGACCCAGAAAAGGTGGCCACGAGTCTGGGCGCCATAGTGATCCGGCAGCCAACCACGGTAGAGCTCTCGGGCATGTTGATGCGCCGTCACGGGACGATCGCGATGGGTATCAACTCGGAGATGGAGCCGGCCCGCCAGAGGTTCGCTTTGGCCCACCTCGTCGGGCACCTCCACTTGCATCGCCGCCGGGAGCTGATCCTCGACACCATCGCCCGCCACGACCATCCCAACCTGCTGAGCATGCCCACCGAACGGGAGGAAGCAGAGGCCAACCGCTTCGCCAGCGCCCTCCTCGCCCCCGACGCTGCCGTTCGACGGGCGGCGCTTGAGGCCGACTTCCGCACCGCGAGCCAGCTGGTCGACCTGCTCGCCCCGCGCTTCGGCCTGACGCCGGCCGTGATGGGCGCTCGCCTGATGGGGCTTGGGATCATCCTCGACGTCTGATGGCACGGTCGCCGCACGGGGCTCCGAGTTGCGTCGTCCGTACATGGTGAAGCCCGCCAGCAGGAGGACACGATGACCGACAGCCCCGCCCACCGGCGTCTCCAGGAAGCAGCCGCAGAAGCCTCCAAGGGGGCTGGCCTGCTTGCCCTCCGCACCCTGCGAGACGTGCACTGGGAGTGCGTTGCCCTCGAAGACGAATGGCGCGACCGACAGGACCCCCGAGCCGAGGGCGTGCGTGAGGCGCTGGCCCCTATTCGCGCCAAGCTCGCCCCGGCCCTCACGCCGCCCTGGTGAGGTGGCGTGTGGAGCTGGCTGATCGTCGGTCCGAATTGATTCAGATTCGTCCCAGCTTCACAGCACCCATCGCCCCGCCACCTCACCCGCGCGTACCGTGGATGCGTCGGCTCGGTGCTCCTGGGCTGGCTCCAACCTGATTCAAGAAGCGCGGCTCCGCGGATGCAGTCCCTTTGGCGAGGGCGCGGGGCCGCGTTTCGTCATGCCGCCGTGGTGATGCCCCTGCGCTTCGCCTGCTCCAGCTCCGCCAACAGCCGGTGATACTCGGCGCGCTGCTCGTCCGTCAGGCGCGTATCCCGGTGCGGCCACAGCTCCCGGATCGCAGCGTTCAGCTCGGCGACAGAGCGCAGCGTGGCCCGATCCGGGCACTCGGGGGACATGCCGATCAGTCTAGTGGCGCGGTGTGTCAGCGCGTCCTGCTAGACCAGAACCTGGGGTCCGTCGGCAGCCGGCCCTCATCACCCTCCAGCGTGTCCACCAGCGCTTGGACTGCGTCGCGCGCCTGCCGCACATCCCTGAGGGCGTAGTTCTCGCCTGCTTGTTCCAGGCGCGACGCCAACTTGGCTAGGGCCCTCGCGTGGGACTGCGCCAACCGGAGGGCTTCCGGCCGACTGATCCGCTGCTCAACCTCTGTGCCGCAGGAGCTGACCTCGACGACCTCAGGTGCCAGCTTCTTGACGATCTCTTGCGCCATCGCGAAGCGGAGATCGCGCTCGATGCGGTCACGCACCTCTGGGTGCTTCCTCAGCAGAAGGCGGTCCGCCTGCCGATAGGCGCTGACCGGAACGCCATCGACCACTAGGTCGCATCGGAAAGTGGCTACGCCGCTCGAAGCCCAAGACTCAGTCATGCTGCCAGTGTGTCAGGCGGACGGCCCCTCGGGCGGCTGTCCGACGTAGGTGCCGCGCCCCTGAACGGTCCACACGGCTCCGTCCTCGACGAGCACGGCGATCGCCCGGCGAACAGTTGAGCGGGCCAGACCGTACTCCTGCACCAGACGCGTCTCCGACGCGATCGGCCGGCCCTCGGCCCAGTCGCCGCGCGCGATCCTGGCTTTGATGATGTCGGCGAGCTGCCGGTACGGGGTCATAGGCCCCTCGTGGTCGATCTCCGCATCAGGATCAGTCGCCATGATCCGAAGCTAGACAGGGGCCTACAGGTCGGCATCTGCAGATACGTATCGAGACGTCGCGAGACAGGCCGATACAAGTCGGGCTAGCCTGAAATTGCACGAGCCACACGAGTGCCCCGGGGCCGCGGCCCAGCAGCCCCAGGGCAGCCGACGACAGGACCGTCGACCAATGATCCAGCCTACGGACAGAGCCACATCCGAACAGACCCTCGACCGCCTCATCTCCGAGGCCTTCGCCGCGACGGGGATCCTCCCCACCATCGACGCCTGTCGCCGCATGGACGAGCAGCTGCGCGCCGCCATAGAGGGGCTCGCCGAGCAGGTCCGCGAACGGCAGGGCACGGCCAGACCTCGCAGCCGGGTCTGGTACCGCTGCGACCGGCTCCTCGTCGACACCGCGGAGACCCTCGCCGCCGACATGGGCTCGGGCCTGCTGTCGGCCGCCACCCACGTGTCCGCGCTCGGCCGGCACTGCCAGAGGCTGCGCGAGTGCATATGGGAGACGGGCTAGGACCTGATGGGTTCACACGGGGTGCGTTTCTGTCGCGTGGGCGCGCCTTGGCCAAGGGTTCGCCGCAGGGTCAGAACTTCACTGCAGGCGCACTGAATCCGCGCAGATATATGCAGGAACCACGGGTTCGCATATGCCGCGCCAGGTACTTTGACTGGTAGTCAGTCCACGGCTAGCGGAGGAGGTCAGAGATGGGTATGCCGATCGCCCTGGCGATTCGCAGGAGCATCTCAAGGGTCGGATTCGCCTCGCCGGCTTCGATCTGCTGGTAGTGGGACCTGTTCATCGGTACCGCTAGATAGACCTTCTCCTGGGTGAGGTTGTGGTCCTCGCGGGCGTGCCGGATGCATCGGCCGATGCGGCGGCACTCTTGCAGGATCCATTCATCGGCGGGCGGGTCGATCGACACTCGACAAACGCTGTGACCTGCATGATCATAAGTCAGCCTGGTGACACCAGGCTTTCTCTGATCTTGATTAGGGGCCCGGCCCTCGCCCCTGGTCGAGACCGCGACATGGCAGCACAGCCCTGCGGCCTCGCGTGCGCCGCAGGGCTACAGGTAGTGTCTGATATTCGAATACTTGTTCGCCCGATCGAGTGAACCAGTGCTGGCCTGCGCATTCCGCTGGGGGAGGCGGGAATCAGAGCGGCACCCCCCACTCCGACAGCCGGCCGACACAACGGGAGTTGGACCATGGAGCGCCAGCAGATCCTCAACCTGTACCAGTGGGAGCCTGGGGTCTGCTTCCGGCATCCGGGCAAGGGCGTAGTGGCGACCGCCCACGTCGAGACGATCCGACCTCAGGCCGGCGGCATCCAGGATGTCCGCGCTTGCGAGGAGTGCATCGTCGCCATAGAGGAGCGCCGGGAGCTCGCCGCAGAACGGCAGGGAGCGCCGTACTCCCCGGGTCTCATCGGCGGGCCGCGGGATGTGGAGTAGCCGCAGGTCGAGCCCCAGTTGGGGCTTGGATTCTGGGGAGCGTGTGGGGAGAATGGTCCCGTGGGGAGCGCACGGGGAGCCTCAGAAAGCTCGGCTCCGCTCGACACTGCTCGCCAGTGTCCGGCTAAGTTCGACTAAGAGTGCCTGTTCAGAGGGCACTCGGGACTCGGAAGCGTCATCGCCCGAGGTGGGCACTCCCCATGTAGTCATACGGAGAACATCTGGCTGCGCACCAAGCGCTACAACGCCGGCGGCAAGGTCGTCTCCGGCACCGGAGGCGTCTGCTACCTGTACTTCCCGGCCCGTCCCACCGCAGGTCAACGCCGTGCACTGGAGTGTGTAGGCATCCGCTGACGGCATGACGAAGGGCCCTCCCGCACCCCGGGAGGGCCCTTCGCATTCCATGATCTGCGAGTGCTGGGGAGCGCCTGGGGAGATCTTTTAGGAAGATCCCTCGAACCACGCCTGCATCGCCGTGCGCCCCCGCCCGTCCGCCTCCGGCATCATGTGCGCGTAGATCCGCAGTGTGATCGAGGGGTTCTCGTGGCCCAGCCAGCTCGATACTGCCGGGATCGGCTCCCGCGCGTCCAGCTGCACGCTCGCGAACGTATGCCGCAGCGCGTGGAAGCCGTTCTCCCTGCTCTCCGGATACGCCTTCACCGTGCGGAATTTCCCCGGCCGTGACTTGATCGGCGTCTTCGTCTCCACCGCCGGGCCGATCACCCCGGCCGCCGACAGCGCCGGCTTCCAGATGCGGGTGTCCCAGGCGTCGCGGCGCATCCCGCCGCCGCGGGCGCCGGGCAGGATCAGGGCGTGCTCGCGCGGCGCCCGCAGATCCCTCTCCCGCTCCGTCTCGCCCGGCGCCGGGTTCGACCACGGAAGCTTCACCAACTGGGCCGGCCGCTCGGCCAGGTGCTCCGCGATCCGCTTCAGCAGATAGGCGGGCACGGGCACGGTTCGGGTCTTCTGCCCCTTCGGCAGGGCGTAGCACAGCTTGGAGCCGACCTTCTTGATCTGCCGCCGCACGTGGATCCGTTCGCCCTCCTCGTCGATGTCCTCGACGGCGAGCCCGAACACCTCGCCGGCGCGCAGTCCGGCACCGACTCCGATGTCGACGGCGATCCGGAACCGCGGGTCGATCGCCTGCTGCACGGCGAGCACCGTCTCCTTGGACCAGGCGCGCGGCTTCGGCGCCGGACGGGCCGGTGGGCGCACGGACTTCTGTGAGCGGCAGTAGTTCTTCGTCAGGCGTTCGTCGTCGACGGCGGCCTGCAGGATCGCGGCAAGGTAATGCCACGCCTCGTTGATCGTGCCCGGCCCGGTACCGCCCTTCAACGCCGCGAGCCATCGCTTCAGCTGCGGCGTCTTGATCCCGTTCAGCTGCAGGTGCCCGAGGTAGGGGACGATGTGGGTGTCGACCCGGCTGCGCACGGTCGCCGCGGTGGAGGGGTCCTCATACGCCTTGCTGGGCCACCATTCCTGCTCGATGTAGTCGGCCAGCAGGATCTCGCCGCGACGGGGGTCGATGAACTCGCCGCTCGATGCCTGGTGTTGCGCCTTGGCGAGCCAGGCGTTCGCGCCCTGCGGGCCGGTCAGCCGGTCGAAGCTGCGGGCGCGCACGCCGGGGATGCCGGCGACCTTGTACCGCTTGCCTTTCCCGTGGCGGGCGGTCTCGATCCGCGTCGGCTTCTGCTTGGGGTCCTCCGGGTCGGGCGGGCCCTTCTTGTACCAGCGGTCTTCGACGTAGCCTGCCATCCCGCCCCCTCCTTGCCCCTCGTCAGCGTCAGGCGGCGCGTGCGTCCGGAGGGGAGTCCATAGTGATGATCTCCCCTTCCCACAACTGGAACCACTGCCTTCCGGCAAGGAAGTCGACTGTCGTGGGGTTGATGACGCGGACGAAGTCGTCGACCGTGGCGGTCGCTGCGACGTGGACCGTGACGCGGCCGCGCGATTCCCGCACTTCGATGATCTTCGGCCGGTAGAGCTTGTGGTCGATGACGTACTCGACGGTGAGCGGGCCTTCGGGCGAGGCTGCGCTGATGATGCGGCCCCGCCAGATCTGGAACCACGTGCACCCGGCGAGGAACGCCTTGAGCGCGGCGTTGAGACCCTCGGTCCATTCCTCGATGGGTGCGCCGCGGGCTATGTGCACGGTCAGCCCGCCACGGTACTCGCAGATGCGGGCGGTTTCCCCGGGCGCGAGGTCCAGGGATGCTTCGTAGGCAACGTGCAACATGCGCACTCCCATCGCAGCGATGCGCGTGGGCGTAGTGAGCCGGTCGCGCACGGTTGTGGAAGAGTACGACGCGTGAGCAGTGGTCGACAATGTGTTGAAGTAAATGTCTACTTGGGGACTTTTTCAGTCACTTGACCATGCGGGGCCGGAGGTTGCTGCTAGTCGTTCTCGCGGCGCGCCCGCTCGTCCGCCTCGATCATCGCCCGCCAGCGCCGCAGGTCACTCTCGGACATGCCCGCCAAGTGGCCCACGATGATGCGGACTTCGTCGTTGTAGCCGGCCAGCTCGGTGGCCTCGTATTCCAGCCACTGCTCGGCCGCTGCCCTCTTGACGCGCTGCTCACTGACGCGGAGCGCCGCGGCCAGGGCGCGCATCTGTGCGGGACTGGGGGCGTTCGCCGGCGGGTTGCCGACGAGCCGCTGCAGGTAGGGCTTGGACAGCTTCGTGCCCGTCTGGGAGTCGACCGCGAGGTCGGACATCTTCTGGTAGGAGAGGCCTCGGTCGTTCGCGTCCTGGATGAGCTGCGAGAGCGCACCCCTAGGACTCGGCTCGTCCGTCCCGGAGTCCGGGGCGGTGGCCGGTGCCGTCATGTCCTCTTCCTCTCGGGTCACGATAAGTACCGACTGTCTCTATAGGGGCCTGTGAGACTCGGGAAAATACCAGCTCAGTCCCTACAACCATCTGCGATCCGAGACAGTTCGTCTACACATCGATGCTATCGAGCCACAAAATTTGCCGAGACTCGCACTCGGATCGTCTCCAGTTTGTAGACGACTCGTCTCGACTGTGCTTAGCTATGTCAGGCAAACAGCTCCGCACGACACGGGGGAAAAGTGAGCCGACGTCCCAATCGCCGCTGGACACTTCGCAGCATCTCGGTCTTCAAGCACTACATGCAGTACCCGGGCAGAGGTCAGTCCTTCTCCGTCCGAACATTGGCCGAAGCGTCCGGGGTTGGAGCCGCCCTCATTGGCAAGCTCCTCACCGGCGAACAGGACAACGTGGACGTCAATGACGCCACAGCCCTCGCGGAGACCGTCGGGAGCACGATCTTCCCCCTTTTCGCGCCTCCATCGTCTCCGAAATCGAACCGAACGTCTCGACCCCACCCCCAGACGAGCGAGGAATAGACCAATGCCCAACAAGCCCAAGCCCGCCCCCCGCGGCTGGCTCTGGACCGAAGACGCCGCCGACTACCTGCGGGTCGCCCCCACGACCCTCTACCGCTGGCGCCGCGACGAAGTCGGCCCGAAGAGCGTGCTCCACGGCCGGCGCCGCTACCGCTACCGGATCAGCGACCTCGACGCCTGGCTCAACGGCGACCGCGACGACGCCAACGAGATGAGCACCTCCGCCGCCTGACCCGGCGCAGCAAAGAGGCCGCCCCGCGGCTACGGGACGACCTCGAACGCTCCACCCCTCACGAACCTCACGAAACGAAAGGGGCTTCACGTGCCTCAATCCTCTCAGAACTCCGCGCGTGACACGTACATCGCCAGCCTGCGAGAGTTCGCCGACTGGCTGGAGCAGCACCCGGACGTTAAGACCCCGTCCTCCAACCGCTTTCTGCTGCCCATGACCACGAACCCGCCGGTGGCGGAGTTCGCTGCCGAGCACGGCCTCACGGTCGAGGTGGACTCGAACGGCAACACCGAGGCGGTCCTCAACTTCGGTTCCATCAAGTACGTCGCCTACGGCTATGCCGACTTCAACGAGTTCTGCAAGCAGAACAGCGAGAACCAGGCCCGCAGCTGGGCCAACGAGAACGGCATGGTCCTCCAGCCCCGCGAGGGCGGTGCCGCATGAGCGCCTACCCCGAGATCGCCGCCCGCTTCGCCCGCGACACGGCGGCGCACGAGATGACCGTCAAGCATGACGACGGCCTCTACCGGCACCTCAGGTTCATGAACCCGGAGCATGGTTCCTTCGGCGCCTTCGAGCTGATCACCTGGCCGTACAACCTCGTCGTCAAGACCGGCTGGACGTTCCACTTCGACATCGACGCCACCCCGGACTTGTTCGACCTGTTCCGGCGTACCGCCCTCACCGGTGAGATCAACCCGCACTACTGGTCGGAGAAGGTCCGCGCCGGCCGCGAAGAGGTCGAGGGCTACGAGCCCGAGCTCCTGAAGAAGGAGATCGCGTCGACGCTCGCGCAGTGGATGCGCGACGACCTGGAGACCCGGGTCGTGGATCGCGCGAAAGAGCTGGGCTTCACGCAGAAGGAAATGCGTGACCAGCCCGGCATCCGCAATGAGCTGGCCCGGCAGGTCCGGACCGAGTGGATGAAGGCCAACCGGCAGCTCCGCGAGGCGGTCCAGGGCCACTTCTTCAGCGACATGGCCGACTACAACATCGAGTACGAGTCGGAAGCCCACCGAGCCCTGGACGACTTCTCGTTCCGCCCCGAGGGCGACGACGCCGAGTACCCGTACTACTTCGCCGACTGGCACGAGTGGCCGCTGAAGGACTTCACACACGGCTTCCTGCACTCCTGCTACGCGATCCGCCACGGCATCGACCTGTACGACGCCGCCCGCAAGCAGGCGGAGGTGGCCGCGTGAACGCCGCCGAGTTCAACACCCGCCACCCGATCGGCACGCCGGTGTTCGCCTACACGGGCTTCCGTCCGGAGGATGACGCGAACGCCCGCCGCCTGGTCACCCGCACCCGAACCGAGGCCCAGTCCGTCGGTTTGGACCGCGCCGGCGTCGTCTGGGTCGACGGTCATGGCGCTTACATCGCCCTCAGCCACATCGATGTGGTGGCCGAGGACGACTGGGCCGCAGCGAAGGAAGCCGACGCTGAGGCCGCGGCGGAGAACGCCGCGACCGAGATGGCGAGCCGAATCGAGCGCCTTCGCCGCGAGCTGGACGCCTGCAAGGAACAGCTCGGCTTCCTGGAGCGGACGACGCTCCCGGAGTTGCAGCGCACGATCCAGCACCACAAGGACGGCAAGCAGCGCTGGAGGGAGCGGGCGGAGAAGGCCGAGGCCCGCGTCCGCGAGCTGGAGCGCCCAGTCGTCGAGGCGGAGCGCAACGAGATCCGCCAGTCCTACGCCGACCTGGTCGCCGCCGCCGAGGAGACCAAGGACTACGAGGGCGCCTTCGACGTCCAGTGCCGCCTCCGCGACCGCGAGGAGCAGTGGGCGCGCGAAGACCAGGGGGCGGCCCGATGACCGCTGAGATGCGCGAGCTGATCGCCCGACAGAACACGGACCGCGCGAACGAGTCTGCCGCCGCCCTGCGGTCCCTCCTCGCGCCCGCCGACGAGGCCGACTGGCCGGCTGTCCGCCGCAGCATCGCCGACCGCCAGAAGCGGGCCCGGCAGGACGCCACTTCTGAGATGCCCGAGGAGACGAAATGAACGCCAAGCTCTACGGCCCGGTCGCCATCGACCTCAACGACGGGCCGGTGGACGTCAAGTACGGGCCCGGCGTCGACGGTAAGCCGACCGCCCGCCTTGTGATTGGCGACCTCACCCAGTCGATCGCCGTCTCCGTCACCGCCGCCAATCCTGACGCCGTCGCGGAGCTGGAGGCGAAGGTCGCCGAGATCGTCGCCTGGACCAAGCGGCAGCAGGAGCTGATTGATCTGCCGGAGGTCGCGTGATGGTGACGCTGTCCGTGACCCGCTCCCGTGTCGCTGGCGTGCTCCGTGATGCCGCCGCCCTGTTCGACGCGGCCCCGTGGGATGCGCTGCGCAACCCGATCATGACTGCGATCGACCAGGCGTCCGGCTTCGTTCCTGGCAGCTCCGGGCCGGACGCAGAGCGGGCCACCCTCGACGCCTACGACGCCCTCGCTACCCACCTCGACGTCGCATCGGTGGCCGACTGGGAGCGCCAGGCCGGCCGCACCCAGCTGCAGATCGTGTCCGCGCTGCGGGCCGCTGCCGACCAGGTGATGGCGCCGTGATGTGGATCGCTGCAGCGGTCGTCGGCAACGTCGCCGTCTTCCTACTCCTCTTCGGCGAGCCCATCAGCCGCCGCATCCGCGCCCGCAAGGAGCAGCCGTGACCACCGTCCTAGAGATCGTCAGCCCCGTCATGGTGTGCGGCTGGTTCTTCATCGCCTTCGCCCGCACCTTCTGCGCGAGCGAGCCGGTCGAGGAGGAGCAGTGACCCTCACCGACATCCTGCCCCGCATCGGCGGCAACGGCGCCCACCGAGTCCGCGACGAGAACGCCCGCCTCAAGCGCACGGTCGGCAAGCTCCAGCGCTGGCAGCAGCAGGCCAATGACTACTTCCAGCGCCTCACCGCCGACCGCGCCGACGTGTACGCCTGCTGGGAGGCAGAGGTGCAGCGCCGGGTGGAGGCAGAAACCGTCGCCGCCTGCATCCAGTCGGAACGCGACGAGTGGCGGGACGAAGCCCTTGCCCTCCGCGCCCAACTCGCCCCGTACAAGGCCGCCGAGGCGAACCGCAACCGCGTCGACGTGCCGTCCATGCAGCGCGACACCAGCCACCCCGCCGACCAGGCGACCGCACCCATCGACGTGCGACCCCTCTGGGACGCCCTCGGCGTCGGCCCCACCACAGCCGTCACCAACCCGGGCCACACCCACTAGCTCGCCGTCTCGCCGGATGTCACCGGCCGGCGAGGCGGCGCCCAAGAAGAAACCCCGCCGAGGTGAATTCGGCGGGGATCCGAAATCCATCATCACACCTGGAGAACACGTGTCCCTGTTCCGCAAGAACACCGCCACCGCACCCGTTCCCGCACCGGCCCTGCAGCCGACCGCGCCCGGCGTCAGCCTCACGAAGGGCGGCACAGCCGGTATCAGCCTCACCAAGTCCGACCCGACCGTGCAGATCACCGCCCACCTCGACTGGGACGGAGGCTCGGACTCCCGCCGCGCTCGCGGCGCAGACCTGGAGCTGTACGTCCTCTACGTGCCCGCCGCCGACGTCGGCACCGGCCGCAACACCGTAGGGAACGCCGTCTACTACCGCAGCCTCGGCCGCCTCGACCGCGCCCCCTACATCCAGCACCACGGCGACAGCCTCACCCCGGGCCGCGAAACCGCCACCATCACCCGACCCGACCAGCAGGGCTACGCACTCATCTGCGCCTACTCGGCGGTCGGCAACGGCGTCGGCTCCTTCAAGTCCTACGGGGCGAAGGCCATCATCACCGACGGCCGCGGCCAGACCGTCACCGTGCCGCTGTACGACAACAACCGGCACGCCTACTGGGTGGCCATCGCCCGCGTCGACTTCACCGGAGACGGCGCGGTCATCTCTCAGGTCGAGAAGTACTCGCGGGCCGGCAGCGAGGCCCGGCCGGTCCTGCACTCCGACGGCCGCGTCGAGATGGACGCCGGACCGGTGGAGTTCAAGTGATCCGATTTCTGATCGGCCTCCTCATCGGAGCCTGCGCCGCCGCCATCGCGTGGGCGGCCACCTCCAGCCCGCACTGGACGGCCATCGCCGGGATCACCGCCGCAGTCCTCGTCTGGTTCGGCGAGTTCATCCTCGACGACCTCCTCTGACCCACAACCACAGACCGGCCGCTGGCGCTTCCCCCGCTCGTGCGCGGCGGCCATCCCAGGGCGGTTCGCCCCGCGCCACCCCCCGGTCGGGGCGAACCGCCCGCCCTCAGTACACCCTCTTGGAGACCTCATGAGCACCAGCAGCCCCGCTATTCCCGCCGATGTCGCCGCGCACGTGCTGTGGCACTACGGCCGCGAGGGCGGTCTGAAGCCCGGCAGCTTCACACGGCAACTGCTCGCCGCGATCGACGCCGCCGACCCGAGCAACAAGGACCGGCTCGCCGCCGGCTTCCCCGGGTACGTGGCGGCCGTCACTGCCATCCAGTACGACCCGGACGGTGTCGCCCACCTCCGCGACCTCGCCGCCGGACGCTGCCCCCGCTGCAAGCAGGACGACGGCCCGTTCACGGCGACCGGCTACTGCGAGGCATGCGCCCAGCCGATGCCCCTCGGCGGTGCCGCATGACCGCCGCGGTGGAGGTGGAGGCGCCGACGTTCGTCGACGGCCTGTCCGCCGACGAGTACCACGGCGACGGCACGTCGATCTCCTCGTCCGGGCTGCGCGCCCTGCTCAACCCGGGCTGCCCCGCCCAGTTCAAGTACGACCGTGACCACCCGCAGGCGCCGAAGAAGGAGTTCGACCTCGGGCACGCCGCGCACCTCCACGTACTGGGGGAGGGCCCGGAGTTGGAGGTCATCGACTTCCCGGACTGGCGGAAGAAGGACGCGCAGATCCAGCGCGACGAGGCCTACGCCGCAGGCAAGGTGCCGCTCCTGACCAAAGACCACGACATGGTCCTGGAGATGGCCGAGGCGATCCGCCAGCACCCCATCGCCGGCCCACTGTTCACACCGGGCACGGGCATCGCAGAACGGTCGATCTACTGGACCGACCCGGTGACCGGCGTCCGCTGCCGCGTGAGGCCGGACTGGCTGCGTGGCCCGATCGTCGTCGACTACAAGACGATCAAGGACGCGGCTCCGGACACCATCAGC